TCCCACCGGGCCAGGGCCAGGAGTAGGACCGAAAGCGGTTGGAGGCATCCCGCCCCATGGTGGGGCAGGGCCGACAGGACTAGGGCCAGAGACGGGGCCAAAACTTCCGCCACCACCACCGGGGAAGCGCTGCACAGGCGGCCCTCCGATCGGCATGGGGCGGGAAGGCGTCATCCCTCCTCCGCCGCCGCCGAAATTTAAGCTGTTGAGTGGAATCATGCTAGCGTCCTTACATTCCCGGAGGCAGCCAGGACTGAGACCCAACGGGCGCAGCTGAGCCAGAAGTTCCGCCGTAAACTGAGCCGTACCCTGGATTTGCCGTGAATTCCCCGCCACCACCGCCGTAACTACTGCTACCGTTCAGCATGCTGAGCATCCCCATCCCGCTGACGGCATTCCCGATGCCTGGGAGGATGGATCCGTAGGCATTGGCCGCTCCGATCGTGCCTTGGGCCGCGGCTGCGCCCTGCTGGCCATACAGCGAGGCGATGTCACCGCCGATGCCCTGAATTAGCTGGCCTTCCCCGCCAGCGGCCTGCAGGCCCTCGCCAGAGAGCCCCATCAGGCGGGAATAGGCGTTGTTTTGGTTGTTCAGGAAGCTGTTATAAGCCGTCCCGTACTGGGTGAGTGCATTGTTGTAGGTATTTTGGTAGTTGGTCGAGGCCGTGCCTTGGGCATAATTGTTGAGGTCGGCAAGAGTGCGCCCCGACAGCAGGCTTCCCTGACCCGCCGCCGAGTTCTGCATGGCGTTTTCGCCCTGCTGCAACTGAAACTGGTAGCCGGGAGTTGCTTCCGCTTGCGCCGCGGTCGGTGCCGTAAATTGCTGCGTCCATGGGGTCAGGAGTCCCTGGCCAGGAGTCCCAAGAAGGTTCGCAAGTGTGGTCGTCGCCCCTTGCCCGGCGGTGAGAAAAGGCGAGTAATTAGCCTCCCCCGTCTGCAGGTTTCCCTGGAGGGAGTTGATGCCCTTCTGAAGCGCCTGCTCGTATTCCTGCGCGGCCTGCTGTGAAGCATTGCCGCCAAAGAGTCCGCCAAAAAGCGATCCGGCGGCGCTGATCGCCATTCCCGCAAACATTGGCATAAAGTTAGGTTTCCAGCGTGGCTTTCATTGCGTCTGCAAAAAACTTGTCGGCCTGGACGGGTTCCGGGAATCCCAAAAGCACGAAGCGCCCGTGCTGGGCGACGTACATTTTGCCGGGAAGCAACCGCATGAAGTGCGCCCGTTCGGCGTCAAAGAGTTCAAACCCGACGTTGCGATCGAGGAGCTGATGAACCCGCTCTTCTGCCAGATCCTGCACTACGATCGCTCCATCACGAGAAGTTGTGAAGCATTGACCAGGTTAAACACATTTCCGTTCGGAGCCTTCAGCGCAAAGTAGTAGCTGTACTTCTGATTCACACTGAGTCCGGAGTCGAGAAACGAGAGAGCCTGCGACTGGTTAACTCCTGCCGTCATCGCTCCGCCGGCGAAGGCATCCCCTGAAACAATCACATCTCCCGCATTTGGCGCCGCGCCGTTCGGCGGAATCGCGCCCGACGTGCGATAAACATAGACGTAGGCAGGGCCAACCGAATTGAGATTGAAGGTGACGCGCGCCTTGACCGTAAATTCGGCATAGCGTTTGGGTTGCATGGGCCCAACACCAACCCCGCTTGACTGCACATTTCCGGTCGTGTTGATGACCGCGTTCGAAGTCGAGTTACTGAGTCGGTTGTTCACCGGCCGGTTGACTAGATCGCTCAACTGCTGCAGCCAGCGCACCCGCGTCTGCCCGGAGTTCGGCTCCGGTTTCTGGCTGTCCCAGTTTGCCGGCATGATCGTCTCTAAAAGTTGCCGCGACATTTAGGTCATCTTGGCGAAGACTTTTGCCAGCCGCTCTTGCTGGTCTTCAGTGCCATTCACGTAGGCGTCGGCAATGCGCCAAGGGATCGGATCGCTCACTGTGACTTTCGGCGTCCAGGAGCGCCAGCTCCCCAGTCGTCGGTCGATGGCTGCTACTTTAAAGTTTCCCGCTTGCCCACAAGGGATCTCGCGCTCCGGGGTCCAGGTCTTCCCAAAGTCTTCGGAATAAGAAAACATCGCGTAAGGATCGCGGGGATTGCCCACGGCATCGAGAAGCGGCGGCTCTGGCCCCATGCCAGTTTCGAAGTCCACCTGGAATTCGTTGATCGGAACCGGGAGTTGTCCGCCTTCCTGCGAGATTGTGGGGCCGATGCGAGTCCGAATAATAGGCAGCCCGTTGTCGGTCAGGAAATTGGTGCTGAGTTTGTAGACGTTTCCCGAAGTCCGGTCGCCGACCAACTGGAAGCCGAAAGCGTTCACATGGCAACGACCGATGTGAGCAGCTTGGACGCCATTCACTAGCGAACTGCGTCGGTGCCACCAGCCGAGATCAACGTCGAGCGTCCACATGGCATTCGCTGTGGGAAACCAGAGATCGTAAAAGTTCTGGCCTTCTTCCTGGCGCGCCATTCCAACCGCATCGGCGATCGTTGTCTGCTGCGACATCCAGTATTCGAAGGCGCTGTCGGAAACTCGCTGGGGGATGAAACCATTCGCGGCATAGACGACACCTTGCCCGCGTTCATCTCCGCCCAGCCACATGATTGTGGTTCCGGCGTGGGTGGCAACCCGCGCGAGCGAATACTGCGCCGCCAAGCCGACTTCCATGAAGGCACCCGAAGCGACATCGAAAGGAAAGAGCGCGGCGCCCGAGTTGTAATAGCCAACAGCTCGGCGAGCGCCGAACACCCACAGCAGCCGATTGGAAGCGATGATTCCGGTCAACTGATCGGAAAAAACGGAGACTTCCGAGACCGCGATGCCCGGCCAGGTGGTAGCGTCTTCCGGATCCGACACGCTCCAAACGTTCCCAGCGCTGAGAGCGATGAAAAAGCCATCGAGAAAATCGACCATCAAGACTTCAGCGGGCGGGGTAGTGAGCATCTGGTAGGAATTCGCGACCAGAGAAAAGACGGTGAGCTGGCCGCCTGATGCGATAAGAAGCTGCGAGGGATAAGCTCCGCCGATCGTGCCCGCCGAAGTCATAGTCGCCGGCAATCCATCGTCCAGAATGTTGTTATTCGGCGTAGCCGCGCCACCGTAGTCAGTCACGCCTCCTGCAGCGGTAAGTTCGAACAGATGCGCGCCCGCAACTGCGAAGAGACGGCCACTGACCGTGTAGAGACCGCGCACTGAAGGCAAGCCGGGCGCGAGTGTCGCAAACAAGGCAAGCCCCGATGTAGGTAAAAGCAGGTAGGCCACACGCGCGTTCGGAGATTCAACTTTCTGCGGACGCCAGTTGATCAAGGCTTCCGCATCGGCAAGCGGAGAAGGTGAAGCGTAGGCGGGACCGACGAATCCGAATCTCATAACTCAATAGCGCTGGGAGCGATTGGCCGTCCCCGTAAAAATGTTTCCCATGTGTCCGTGACTCCCGATTAATGCCTCGTCACAGACTGCTTCCACGGGATGCACGTTGATACCCGCGACGCGGGCCTTCGAGTCGCCCGCGAGTTTCTGCACGATCTCGAATTTTTTCAGGTCACAAGGAAACTCGGCAGCCAGGCGGACTGCCAGGTTATAGCGCAGCATCTCGGCATACGCCGGCGGAAAGAAGAACTTCGATGCCAGGTCGGGGAAGAGCTGCAGCACCGTCCACAAGTAGAGGACAACTGGATTCGCAACGGTCGGGACCGGCCAGAAGTAGAGCACCATGTCCGGAAAGACCGCGTTCGAGGAGTCAACGAAGCAGACTTGAGGCAAGAGCGAGGAGGTTGATTTGTTGGTGACGCCTTGCCACTTCACATCATCGAGCATCTCCATCGGCAATTCGACCGGAGTAGATTGACTGGCCGAGTACATGATCGATACGCGCTCGACGCGCGCCGGCCGCGGCAGCAGAAAGTCTTCGTTCCCGTTGGCGTTGCCGAGTTTGTAGCTCTGTCGATTCGCGACCAGATTCAGGGGGTTCTGATTCTGGTCGAGCGTCTGCACTGTGACTGCCGGGATCATCACACGCTCCGCCGAGAAGGCGTCGAGCATGTCGTTCAAGACAGTCTGACAGTCGGTGAGTTCGGCCGCGGATAAGTTCAGGCCGGAACGCAACGCGCCCACCAAGCGCAGCGCCGACTTGATGAAGTCGGTCGCCGAGCGAGCGAGGGTGTTGCTAGGAGTTAGAACGGGCACGGCTTAAGCCTAAGCCGCGTTCTCTTTCAGCCACTGCACTTCTTGGGTTTTGTTGTGAACGACGGAAGCGGTCATTAAATCGTCCCATCGCTTAAAGGCTTCCTGATAGCGTTCGCGCGCGATGGCGGGCGGGATTTCCACGCCATTGACATTCAGGAAGTCCTTGATTTCAGGGCGAGGATACTTGCCCAGCATCTTGGGATATTCCTGCTGCTTGAAGGGCCGCGGCACGTAGGTGCCGTGCTTCCCGGCAGTGGCAATGTACTCGTGCGGACCGCGGCGGATCTGTTCCTGCTTTGCCGGGTCATCCATGTTGAAATTGCCTGTGGCCATGATGATTTTCTCCTAGACTACTGAGTGAAGATCAGGTTTGTAAAACGAAGACCGACTTACGCGCTCGCTTCGGCGTCTTTCTTTTTCGCAGCGAGATAGGCCGTTTTTTCTTCCTCTTCCTTGGCGTCTGCTGCGATC